TAACATTTAAAACTAGATCATTATCATCTGAATGTCCACTTAACAAATGGCAAGCAATTCTTACAGAAGAACAAGAAGAAGAAATTGAAAAATTATGAGTATATTATTTAACGCAAAAGATCATAGTTATAAAAGTAATGATGATTCAGAAATAACTTGGATAAGTGTAACTACATTGGTTTCTCACTTTAAAAAACCATTTGATGCTGAAAAAATAGCAAAGAAAGTTATTAAAAATAAAAAATCTAAATGGTATGGTCTTTCTCCAAAAGAAGTTGTAACAATTTGGAATGCAGAATCTCTTAGAGCATTAACTCTTGGAACATACTATCATGACCAGAGAGAATCAGATTTATGTTCTTTTGCTTCAATAGAAAGAGAAGGTATTACAGTGCCTGTATTTAAACCTAATAATTTAAGTAATGGTTTTAAAATAGCACCTTTACAAAAACTAGATCCGGGTATATATCCAGAACATATGGTTTATTTAAAATCAATTGGTATTTGTGGTCAATCAGATTTAGTTGAAGTAGTTAATGGTAGTGTAAATATTATTGACTATAAAACAAACAAAGAAATAAAAAGAGAATCTTATAAAGATTGGGAAGGACTATCTGAAAAATTAATGTCACCTATATCTAATTTAGATGATTGTAATTTTAATCATTATGCATTACAACTTAGTATTTATATGTATATTATATTAAAGCATAATCCTAAATTAAAAGCAGGTAAAATATTTATACATCATATATTGTTTGAACAAGAAGAAACAGATAAATGGGGTTATCCTATTGCTAAATTAGACAGTGATGATAATCCTATTGTTAAAGAAGTTATTCCAATACAAATGCCTTATTTACTTGATGAAGTAATTAGTGTTATGCATTATATAAAAGATAATAAAGATAAAATTAAAAAGAAATGATTGTAAGACTTTTTGATGTTCAAAATGGTATTGTTATACCAACAGAACATTGCTATACACTAAAAGCTTTAAAAGATATAATGGATAACTATCCAGATGATTATCTTAAAATATATTTATATCTTTTTTATATGACCTGTCCTAATCCAGATATGAATCCTTTTTTTCATACACCAGATATAGATAAAGAAATTCTTATTCTAAAAGAAATAGAAGCTGACTTTTCTGTTGATGATGATGATGTCTATATAGCACTTCAATTTTGTCAAAGGATGTATGAGACACCAACATCTAGAGCATATAAAGGTATTGCATCTATGTTAGATAGATTAGGCAGATATATGGAGAATACTGCCATAACAGATGGAAGAGATGGTAACATTAATTCTATAGTTGCTGCAGCTAAAAACTTTGACCAAATTAGATCATCTTTTAAAGGAGTATATAAAGATTTACAAGAAGAACAATCTAGCAAAGTGCGAGGAGGTATAGGCATGGCATATGATCAATAATTATGAGTGAGATATATCAAGATATACCAACTTGGGATAATGGTAAATGGACTACTACTAATTTTGATTCTAGACAAGATTTTGCTAATCTTATATTTTCTCACTTTAAAGAACCAGGTAAATATAACTTTAATGAAACAACATCTAAATTATTTATATCTGAATCAGATAAATTTAGAAAAGATAAGGTATATTGTGTAGCTCCATTTAAATCTAAAGACTTTGTTAATTATTGGGATGACCAAAAATTAAAATGTAAAAAAGGCATTTATATAAAAGAAGGTGATAATTCTTGGTTTTTACCAAGAGAATATTATATGTGGTTAAACTTCTTACCAATTTTTAATAAAGAAATACAACAATTTGGTTTTGCAGATATTAGAGATGCTCAATATCATATGGCACTTTATGAATTACTTGCTGAATTAAATTACAAACATGTTGCTATTCTTAAAAAACGTCAGATAGCTTCTTCATATTATCATATGGGAAAACTAATTAATCAGCAATGGTTTGAAGCAGGGGTTACTTTAAAAATGGGAGCAAGTTTAAAAGACTACATAAATGAAAAAGGTTCCTGGAAATTCTTACAAGAATATGCTGCATTCTTAAATGAACACACTGCTTGGTATAGACCAATGTCTCCAGATAAAGTAATGATGTGGCAACAAAAAATAGAAGTAAGAAAAGGAGATAGAAAAACTGAAGTAGGTCTTAAAGGAACCATACAAGGAATGTCTTTTGAGAAAGATCCAACAAATGGTGTTGGTGGACCAGTTAAATACTTTTTCCATGAAGAGGCAGGTATTGCTCCTAAGATGGATCAAACATATGAATACATGAGACCTGCTATGAAATCAGGACTTATGACAACAGGTATGTTTATTGCAGCAGGCTCTGTTGGTGATTTGTCTCAATGCAACCCATTAAGAGATATGATATTAAATCCTACTGCAAAAGATATATATGCTGTAGAAACTGATTTAATAGATAATAAAGGAACTGTTGGTTTATCAGGTTTATTTATTCCAGAACAATGGTCTATGCCTCCTCATATAGATATGTATGGTAATTCACTTGTAGAAAAAGCATTAAATGCATTAGATAACCAATTTGAACAATGGAAAAAAGATTTAAATCCAGAAGATTATCAATTAAGAATATCTCAGCATCCTAGGAATATTAAAGAAGCTTTTGATCATAGATCAGTATCAGTTTTTCCAACACATCTTGTAGCTGCACAAACAAGAAGAATTGAAGAAAAAGAATATGCTTATGAATTTTTAGATATTAGCACTGATGCAAATGGAAAACCATCTGTTGTAACAAGTAATAAAAGACCTATAACAGAATTTCCAATATCTAAAAAAACAGAAGATAAAACAGGTTGTTTAGTAGTTTGGGAAAGACCAATTGCAGATCCTACATTTGGTCAGTATTATGCATCTATTGACCCCGTTTCTGAAGGAAAGACAACTACCTCAGAATCACTCTGTTCTATATATGTAATGAAAGCTCCAGTTGAAGTAACTAAAGTTTCAGGAGTTGACACAGAAACATACATAGAGCAAGATAAAATAGTAGCTGCATGGTGTGGAAGATTTGATGATATAACTAAAACACATCAAAGATTAGAACTTATAATAGAGTGGTATAATGCATGGACATTAATTGAAAATAATATATCTTTATTTATTCAATATATGATATCTAGAAAAAAACAAAGATATTTAGTTCCTAAAAGTCAGATTATGTTTTTAAAAGATATTGGATCTAATGCAAATGTATTTCAAGAATATGGCTGGAAAAATACAGGAACTTTATTTAAAGCACATTTATTAAGTTATACAATAGAATACACAAAAGAAGAATTAGATGTAGAAACAAAACCTGATGGTACTATAGTAAGAACTAAATATGGCATTGAAAGAATTCCAGATCCTATGCTACTTAAAGAAATGCAAGAATATGCACATGGGGTAAACGTAGATAGATTAGTTTCCTTTGCTGCATTAGTAGCATTTATGAGAATTCAACAAGCAAATAGAGGATATTCTAAAAGAGTAATTATGGATGATGCAGCTAAAAACTTGCAAAAGTCAGAAAATTTGTTTAAATTAAATAAGAGTATGTTTAAACATATGGGAAATCGTACAAAATATATTAGCAGTGATTTAAAAAGATCTGCATTTAAAAATATTAAATAAGTAACTATGCAAGTATATAACGCATTACAGCTTAAAAATGGTGCTAAAGTAGAACAAAATAGACTAGGAAGTCTTACGCAACCTTTACAGTTTTTACCTAAAAAGGAAAAAACAGATGAATGGGCTGCTTGGAATCTTGATTGGTTAGAGTGGCAAGGACTTAGGCAAGTTACAAGAAATGCTCGTAGGTTAATGAAAAATTATAAACTTGCAAAAGGTATAATAGATAGAACAGATTATATAGTTGAAGAAGATAATGAATACAGAGATATAGTAGAATCACTAACTAAAGAAGATGTTTCTGCATTAGAATTAAAATTTTATCCTATTATCCCAAATGTTATTAATGTTCTAGTAGCTGAATTTGCAAAGAGATCTACCAAACTTACATACAGAGCTGTTGATGATACTTCTTATAATGAGATGCTTGAGCAAAAAAGAGCAATGGTAGAAGAAACACTTATGGCTGATGCTCAAACAAAAATTTTATCAGCATTAATGGAACAAGGTTTATCACCAGAATCTCCAGAAGCACAAGAACAACTTGCTCCAGATAAAATTAAATCATTACCAGAAATAGAAAAATTTTTCCAGAAAGATTACCGTTCTATTATAGAACAATGGGCTAGTCATCAACATAAAGTTGATGTTGAAAGATTCAGAATAGATGAACTTGAAGAAAGAGCATTTAGAGATATGCTTATTACTGACAGAGA